ACATCCCATCTTCAATTAGTTCTGGAACCGGTGGAACCTATGAGGAAAGTGCATCGGGAACTAAACGTGCAGGTGATCTTGGAAGATACATCTACAAAACTCTAACTCCACAGGCAAAAGCATCAGACGGTGTTGGTGACTTTAGTTATGCAAGTGAGCACCCAGATTTTGGTGGATCATTTAAAAGATCATATAACTCTTGGCATAATGTTAATCGTGCGATTGACATTGGTGGATTTTGGCCTGAGGATCAGAAGAAAATTCTTGCAAAGATTCTAGAGTTTAATCAACAGACTGGTGCTACTCCCGTAGAACTTCTTTATGGAAAACCTGGAACTCCACAATCAGGCACCCATAAAGATCATGTTCACGTAGCATATGAGGGTGGTGGATATGTTGGTGGAAAGTATGACATGAATAGAATTAAATCATATGCATCATATGAAGCAGGCAATAGTGATCCAATCGTGATTCCATTACCACTTCCACAGCAGTCACCAGCACCACAAACTTATGGAGACAATCAACAAATGCCAATGATAATGTCAGGTGGAGATAGAAGTAATCCATTTGAATTCCTTGACTTCCAAGGTTAAATAGAGGTAAGAGGTAATAAAAAATGGCAGTATCAAAGGCAGCAGAAGCAGGTTACATAAAAGAATTTACCGTAGCATCTAATGACAATACGGGTAATATTAGTATGGTAGGTGGTCTTGTAAACTTTCAGTATTTTGAAAGTATTATGGACAACACTGTGAAAGTAAGTGCCGTTTTTAACGATACTGGTAATTCAATTAATGGAAAGACTGCTAGATCTGGACTGCCAATTGTTACTGAAGAAAAAGTAACTATTAAGATAGAAGATAATAATAAAAATACTTTAGAGTTTAGTGATAAGAAAAACAATCCACTCTTTATCAAAAATTGTACACCCTTCTCTGAGGACACGAGAAAAGAAGTTCTTAATTTATACTGTGTGTCTGGAGAAGCAATCAAAAATTCTAGAGTTGTGTTGCGTTCTAGATTTGATGGTAAAATATCTGATTCAGTTAGAAAGATTGTTACGGAGGGAAACTTTAAAGGTCTTGGTTCAAAGAAAAAATTAGATATAGAAACTACAAAAAACAGTTGCAATAAAATACCAAACAACAAACATCCTTTTTTCTGGTTAGATAAATTTTCTGTGCAAGCAGTATCAGAAACAAATCAAACTGAAGGAAAGAGTGCTGGTTATTTTTTCTATGAGACATCAGAGGGATATTTCTTTAAATCAATTGATACTCTGTTAGATCAAAAAGCAAAGAAGACAATAATTTATAATGAAAGCACTGATAGAAGAGGTCAAGACATACCAGATGGGTATGATGTAAAGGCACTATCGATGGAGTCTGACAATAGAATTGATGCCATTGAAAAAAATAAGATGGGGACATTCAGTAATAGAATCGTCACGTTTGACCCATTCACCACTTACTATGAAGTGAATAGAATTAAAGCAGTTGAAAATGAATCAGTGATAAAAAAAGCAGGTAAGAAATTGCCAAAGATGAATGATGAATTTAAGAATCCTGATGCGAATGAGGAATTTTCTAGGACAACATATTACATCCTAGACACGGGCACTCTTCCGACAGGAGACACAAAGGAGCAAATTAAAAAGTCAGCAGAAGAAAACTTTGAGGTTGCGAAGATCCATAATCAGTCTATGATGAGATACAACCAGCTGTTCTCTGCTCAGATCACCATTACAATACCTGGTGATTTTTCTTTGCACGCTGGTGATGCTATCTTTGTTGACACTCCTGAAATCAAAGATAATAAAAATGACAAAGTTGATTCCCAACAAGGGGGACTATATATTATATCAGACCTTTGTCATTACATTTCTCCACAAGACACTCTGACAAAGATGAACTTAGTTAGAGATACGTTTGGAAGAAAACCTAAAACACGCGGTTAATTAAATGGAAAGAGACATCGAAACCCATATTGAGAAGGATAAAAAGATCCTTGAAGATCCAACTATTTCTCCACAGATGCGTCGGCACACTGCTGATGAACTAGAGCATCTTGAGAGATATCATAAAGAGCACCCAGAAGATCATCATGATCCGACAGCATTTGAGATGTATTGTGATGAAAATCCAGAAGCAGACGAGTGTAGGATTTACGAAGATTGATGGAAGGAGGGTCATTATTTAATCCAGGATTTTTAGGTTCCAGTTTTCTCTGGTGGGTAGGTCAGATTGCTGACGATGCCACTTGGAGAGATAATATCCTGCCTGGCCCTCATAAAGATACTAAAAAACCTGATGGTTGGGGTAGAAGATACAAGGTAAGAATCATTGGTCTTCACGATCAAGGTGAGGAGTCTATCGATTCCGATCAACTGCCCTGGGCGCAAATAATGTATCCTGTCACCGGTGGTGGCGGACAAACATCTGCATCTCATACTTCAAACCTTAGACAAGGTATGATGGTATTTGGATTCTTTCTTGATGGACAGGATCAACAAATACCAGTTATTATGGGAGTGCTTGGACATAATGTTCAGGTTCCACTATCTACAAAGATTGGTGATAATAGAGTCACTAATAATAATCCTGGTCCTCTTGCGACTAGTGGTGTTGCTGAGGGAAGAAATCCTCCCCCCAATACACCTGCCGATGGTGGTCCAAATCCAGTCATACCTGATGATGATCTCAGGGTCACTAAACCTAAATCAGAGGCACAGCAAAGAGAAGAGGCAGAACCATCACCTGGTGCTCAACTTAATGAGTTTGGAAGAGATCCCAACAAACCTGATTCAGAACAGGCAGCTGCCGATAGACAAAGTGCAATTGCTGAGGCAGAGAAACTTGGATATGAGAAGGGTAGTATAGAGTATGTGACTCTCATAGAGAGGAGACTTGTTGATGGTATTCGCAATCGTAAGAAAGCAGCAAACTCTCCTACTGCACCAGTTCAACCTGGAGCAACACTTGAGGGTGTAGATGACGTTACGGTCATTTCTTCTGCTGATGTAAAGAGAGATGATCATTATCGTTATAAGACTGTAATGCTAAGTCCCCACAGTTTCCCACAATCAAATTCAAAAGCACTGCAGACTGTACTTGATAATCTTGTCAAGAAAATAGAGAAGTACGTAAATACATTCCAAAGTTACATTGATAGTGTCTCCAATACAATTGAAGACATTCAGCAGGTTATGAAAAATGCTGCACGCGAGATCGCAAAGTATATCAAACCCATGATGGATAAAGTTATGGAGTTTGTCATGAAGAAAATGAATGAGGCACTTACAATTGTTGT